GATGCATACTTTATCTGTATGCCACATGTCTCACCTATTTTTTTATAGTTTAACTCCTGCATGACGTTTTCTTCTTTTAAACCTAAAGTATTAAAAGCTAAAGAGTGTAATGTTTGAAAATATTTTATATCTTTCTTGGTAAGCTCTGTTTTTATTTTTAAGAATCTATCTCTTGCCTCTCCAGCAGCTTTTCTTGTAAATGCAAAGTACCCTATTCTATTCAAAGGTGTTCCAATATCAGAGTATCTCTGCACATTATTTAACAGTCTTCTAGTTTTACCAGTTCCCGGAGGGCCTACAACTTTGTATCTCACTAATAGTTATCTCCTTTTCTTTCTACTGGTTTGTATTCTATTTTATCTACATGCAGTTGCTTGACTCTGCATACTTTAAAAGTCTTGCCATCCACATTTAGCGAGTGATTAAACTCTACATCACATTTATCTTTTAATTTTTGTGCTATTCTTTCTTCTGGTATTTTCCAACTAGAACCCAAATGATCTATAAAAGAGTTAAACCTAAAGTAATGATAGCCCTCCTCTGTAAGACAAGATCCACTATTAATCTGCACTCTTTGTTTAGCTCTTGGCCCATTAACACAATATTGAAACAACTCCTCTCTTAATCTGTCCTCTATCTGTGTCCCTGCTGGCGGTGATATCTTAACAGAGTTCTTTCTAATCTCCGTTAGCTTTGCTCTAAAGTCTTTTGCTTTTAGTGGCTCATGGTAGATACCAGTTTGCTCCCATATCAAATCTAATAATTCTGTTTGTTTTGTTATCAGTCGCCTGTTACCTGCTATCACTCCAGCCTTTGTCCCATCTGGTAATGCTACATTAAACCTGTACTCAGGCTCTGCATACATAATAATCTCAAAGTCTGTGATGTCAGGAAACATACTAATACTATCAGATTTAACGCCAAACGGTCTAGAGTAACAAAGACTACGCATGCATTTGCTTTGTATTGGATCTTCGTAACACGTATGACCTGCTGTATCTTTCTTCCATGCAGTTAGCTTGGTATCTAACTTAGCTTTATCCCATGGGTCTTCTAAATAATTATAGTTTGCTTTTGCAACATGATCTGGCCATTTGTCTTTGTATTTCTTTTTAGCAAAGACCATGTAATTGTACATGAACCTATCTCTACCATCATCTAACTTTCTTTTTGAACATAACGCTAAACATGGTGGACCATCTTCAAACTCCTCACTAGTTCCAACTAATATATTCTTGTATGTCTCTGTTACTAATTTTTCTAAATCATCTTTGCCTATTTTATTTTGATTAGCAAACTCTATAAATTTTTGTAGATCTAGTTTATTGTTATCTTTGTCTACAGCGTATCGATGTGTGTGTCCGTTGTTGTAGTAGGGTAAGTTTATAAAGTTGCCTGGTTTTGTGTCGCCTTTGTCGTCTTCCTTTAGTTCTTTCTGTTTAGGAAAAACCTCTGTCGTGGGATCTAGCCCAAGAGGTAGTAGAAAAGATTTTAGTGCTGATATTAAATCTATCGCTGGTATTGGTTCTTTTAAAAATAAATAACAATGTAATCCACCGCTCTTTGATAACAACGGTATCAAAGGTAGTTTGTACTGTTGAAATAATGCTAAATAGTTTTCTATTTTAAATGTAGAATAATTTTTTGGATCAATATCTATGCAGCCAAAGCTTGCTGTTTTATCTAGTCTGCATGGTTGTATACCTATGGATATCTTACCTTGTATGTGATCTTTGTAGTCACCTTGTGTGATTGGTCGACCTGCCCACTCGTAGTTAGGTTTAAGTTTGTTTTTCTCTTCATCTAACTGTGCCGATGACATGTCCGCTATACCAAAATCACCTTGGTATCCTGTAAACAGTTCTATAAAATCATCAACCATAAGATCCCGGGTGGGGTGACTCCAGTCTCCCTTTGTCACCCCTATCTTTCTCTTAAGAAAGAATTAGTAGTTAGAGTCCTGTGAAGAACTCTCAGCGTTAAGTTGGCTCTTTTTTAATGAACTATAGAACTCTCTAGCCATTTGATAGAGTGGTGCGTTATCTACCTTTCTTAATAGATTTACGCTATATCCATGCCAAGAGAAACTTCCTGAGTTTTCAACTGAGTTTAATCTATAAATCCTAGAAAATCTTGGTGCAGGCACCGACTTTCCAGTAGACGGATCGTTTTCAAACTCGTTTTCTATCAGGGAGTTCCATTGCCTACTAGTTTTTAACTGAGTAGTCTTCATAGTCATCAAAGCTTTTTCTGGCTTATCACCTAAAATGATTACAAAGTGGTTAGCAGTTTTGATAATTTCATTACCATTTTCTAACATATCTTTGTTTCTATCATTTTGCTTTGTTTGTGACATGATCTCTGGCCCTCTATCTGGATGAATAGGTCTACCTTCTGCTTTTTCAAAAGGTGCCCACTCAGGGTATGTCATCTTGTAGTAAACAGGTACAACTTCTATACCTTTTTCACCATCATACAGTTTCTTTGTAACTGTATTATAAAACATACCAGGCTCTGCGCCATCCACATATTTCGCATGTTTCTTTTTAGTCTCATATGAACCTGATTGTAACAGCTTCAAAAAAGGTAGCGCCAAATCTTCTTTGTCTATATTCTCAAGTCCCATGCCTGAGTCTTTAACAAAGTCCAAAGTCGCTACTTGACCACTTTGCTTTTTCACAACGTCTCTTGTTTCTTGTGTCATATTTATTTGCTCCTCGTTATTTTTGTTTTGTTTCCTTTAAACAAGTTAAAATGTTCAGAGGGTAGATCTAGATTTTTTTCGACCTGCTCTCTGTACAACGCTTTGAGAGTCATGGGCTCCACCTTAAGTTTTTGCTCAGGTTGATACCCATTACTCTCGGCAAGGTTAGCGTATTCACGCGCCTTGTTATCTTCGTTACGACCAAAGGAAACTATGATTTCATTTTTAATCAAATCACCATGACCGTTTTTTCGAAGCCAGTTAAATGCGCCCTCTTTTTTTGCTATAGGAATAGTGGCGCTAAAAATTTCTTTTACCTCAATAGCAGAGCCATCTTTTAACTTCATAGTTTTTAAGTTCATAGACTCCATTATTTCTGGTATTACTTGTTGAGATAGTTTATCTGCCTCTGCCTTTTTAGCAGACAACCTCTCTTCATCTTTTTTAATTTCATCCTCTAATCTTTGTAAATCAATAACATGATTAGACAAAGAGTCTGGATTTTTTAAATCGTTCACTTGTTGAGGTGCATCCTCTATGAACATCTTTTGTAAGTTACTCATCTGTATTACCTTTCTCGTATAAGTTAATTGTTATAGGATAATAAGTTCTTTCTTGTTTATCCCATTTTAGTAAATTATATTTACCATTTGTTATGTCAGAAACTATAGAACATGCAACACCAATTATCGCAGGATCACCTGTAAGAAGAAGATAATCATTTTCAGTATAATTTTTTAACAAGGATCTTAGTTTAAAAACTAATGGCCCTGGAGAAAAAATTATTTGAGAAGACTCAGGTAGTAAAAATTTAAACTGACCATATTTAGCTGCACCCATAATATTTATTCTAGGGTTGCCTTCTCTGGTTCCTGGTACTTCCTGTATTATGTATACTATACTTTCTTTCATGTGTTGACATATAATTCATCATAGATTATATGTCAAGCCATACAGGAGAAAAATTATGAATTATAAATTTAAAACACCGCCATATAAACATCAACTTAGGGCATTAGAAATGTCATGGGATAAGAAATGTTTTGCTTATTTTATGGAGATGGGTACAGGTAAATCAAAGGTATTAATAGACAATACTGCTATGCTTTATGACAAAGGTAAGATAAATGGTGTCTTAATTGTGGCACCAAAAGGTGTGTACAAAAACTGGTATAGCTCTGAAATACCTACACATCTACCAGATCATATAGAAAAAAATATGGTGCTGTGGCAGGCTAATATTACAAAACAACAACAAAAATATTTAGATACTTTATTTAAAACAGATACAGATTTACATATATTAATTATGAATGTTGAGTCTTTATCAACCAAAAAAGGTGTGGACTTTGCAGCTAGATTTTTAAACTCACACAGAACTATGATGGCTATAGATGAGTCTACAACTATAAAAAATCCAACAGCTAAAAGAACTAAAAACATAGTGGCGTTAGGAAAATACGCACAATACAAAAGAATATTGACAGGTTCACCAGTCACTAAATCACCCTTAGATTTGTACAAACAATGTGAGTTTCTAGATCCATGGTTACTAGATCATCAATCTTTTTACTCGTTTAGAACTAGATACGCAGTCATGAGAAAAATAAATTTTGGTGGTAGGTCTGTTGAGATACCTGTCGGCTATAAAAATTTAGGTGAACTATCTGATAAATTAAAACCCTTTTCTGATCGAGTGTTAAAAGACGATTGTTTAGATTTACCTAAAAAAACTTTTATGAAACGTATTGTTCAACTCACGCCAGATCAGTTTAAAGTGTACGAACAAATGAAAAAAGAGGCGCTTGCTATCATGAATGGCAAAATGACAACAACCGCAAATGCATTAACACAATTGATGCGATTACAACAAATCACATGTGGTCATTTTAAAGCTGATGATGGCACTACACAAGATATTAAAAGTAATCGTTTAGATGAATTAATAAATGTTCTTAATGAAATAGAAGGTAAGGTTATAATATGGGCGCATTGGCAAAGCGATGTCAGACAAATTATAAAAGCAGTTGTTAAAAATTTTGGAGAAAATTGTTTTGTAGATTACTATGGTTTAACACCACAAGAGGACAGACAACAAAACATAAAAAGATTTCAAGAAGATGATACATGTAGATTTTTTATAGGCACACCACAAACTGGTGGATATGGTATTACACTTACAGCAGCTAGTAACATGATCTATTATTCTAACGGCTATGATCTTGAGAAACGACAACAATCAGAGGCTAGGATAGATCGTATAGGTCAAGAGAAACCCATGACATACATTGATATTATTTGTGAAGATACGGTTGATGAAAGAATTGTAAAAGCTTTGCGTAAGAAAGTTAATATCGCAAGTCAAGTTATGGGTGAAGAATTAAAAGCTTGGATTTAAAGTTTCTGTAATAACACCACAATTACACCGCCCATACCAGACATGACAGCCCCCATGGATACAAGCAGTATTCTCTCTATTCTAGTTATCTGCCCCTGTAGCTGTTGCATGCGATCGTAGGTCTGCTTTTGCATTATTCTGCAAAGCTTCTCGTGCGATTCTATTCTTTGCAGTGCGTTATCTCTTGGCATTGAACAATCCTTTAATAAAAAATTGAACTGTTCTGTAAACAAAAGTCCATGCAGTTTTTAGTGTTCTTCTTTTGCCTGTGCCAAATGCAACATAATCTTTAAATTCTTGATAGTGGTTTTTAGCTTTACCTTCGTCAATTGCTTTTTGACCATAGTATCTGTATCCTCTTCTTATAGCTTCACCCCACCATGTTCTATGTAAGTTTTTAACACACCAACGAACAGCTTCTCTTTTTGTATCTTTTGTAAAGGCACCAGAGTTAACAGCATGAGTTGCGATTACACAGCCACCTTTATCATCGCCGCCTTTATCATCACCGCCGCCAGTATCTCTAAACGCTTGAAATTGTGCGGTTGTTACACCTTGTGAAGTTTTTGCAGGTTCACTAGGTGCAGGTTTATCGTTATCTCTAGCTTCTTGTATTTTTTGAAAATTAGCTGCTGGATCAATTAAAGTTTCAAAGTCATCCTCTAATGGAGTTATAGTATCGTCTGGTTTAGTGTCTACAAAAGTAAGTTGATCATCATCAAAAACTGGATCTGTTACAAACTCCCCAACACCTGTCTCTATATCTGAGAAAGGTGCAGTGGCATCCATTTCACCTAACTCAACAGCTCCTTGATCTACTCCGCCACCAACACTATCTATAAATCTATCTTCGTCTTCACCTTCGACACCTATGTCATCAATTAAATTTAATCTATCTCGTGCTGCTAGTGTTTCTGCGATACTAGCGTCACCCGTTGGATCAGCATCTATGTCCCCTGTAACTAAACTTCTTGCACCACGAAGAGCTAACTCCTCTGCTTTTTTTCCTGCAGCTAAATCTGCTAATTTTTGCACATTATTAGTTACAGTAGGTTTTCCATAAGTCTCACTCATAAGTGGGCTAATTGCTTTTGCTTTAATTTCTGCAGTAATATTACCTGCCTCTATTTGATCTAACTCGTCTTTTGTTAAACCATATTCTCTTGAAAGTGTTTCTCTAACATTAGCTATTCTAGTGTTATATGCTTCTTCTAATCCAAATTTTGGCGGGTCTCCTGCTGCACCACCTGTTAATGTATATAGTAAACCACCCGATACTGGAGCATAACCTGCCATTAACTCACCTTTTGCAACTCTACCTATATCGTCTAAATTATAGAACTCATTTAAAGCTGTTTGTCTTGGGTCTTGTGGTGGTATAATTTCTTTTAACGCGTCTATTAATAAGGTAACTGGTTTACCTATCGCTGTATTGATAGCTGCTTTTACAGCTGCTTCTTGAGCGTTAAAACCTGTTATACCTAATTTTGCTAAAAGGCCATCAGGATCGGCTGCATCTTCTGCTGTGATAATATCTAATTTTTCTCTTGGATCAGCTAAGGTTCCTGTAACATCAGTAAAGTCTCCAGCTGCAAATACATCTCCAGTAGGAGGAGTGGCAGTAAATCTACCTGGATCTTCACCCTCAACACCTATGTCTCCTTTTATTCCTAGCTCATCCTGTAAAGAAGTTTGTCTTGGAAGAATTACACTATCTCTTGTTTGTGGTAACATTCCTGTTGGATCAATTGGCTGGCTTGAAGGTGAAACAGGTGTTACAGGTATTCTATTCTCTGCATCTAATTGTGCCTGTGTAACAGGTATTTCACTTGGTGCAAACACAGGACCTGTTTCTCCTATTCTAAGTCCTATACCTTGATCTACTAATTGTTGATTTCTAAAATCTGTGTTTACAGGTCTTAAATTAAATTCATCTAGCTCATCTTGTGTACGAGGTATCTCACCTAATGCTACAACAGGATCACCTATTGCACCCTGCACCCCGATACCTGCATCTATTAATCTTTGTTCTTCTGCTGTGTTTCTAGGTGTTACAAGAGTGTTTATGCCTCCTGGTACAGTCACTTGAGACCCGCTGCCTGAGTCTGGTGTTTCAGTAGCAGGTGGTGTTGCTGCTTGTGTATCTACTAAAGGTAAACCATAAGCAAACAACTCATTTAAGTCTGATAGATAATCGAAGCTTGTAGGGTCATATGATATACCTGGAAAGTCTGCAATTGATGCAAGTAATCTTGGATTAGTATCTGTTTGTGTTCTTAAACCAGATACGTCTATGCTTTCATCTAGTAAACTAGGGTCTGTTACTATTAGTGATCTTAAAGTTTCGTTGGACACTATGCTCTCGCTAATTTTCTAAGTTGCATAAATTTTTCATCGGGATCAAAATATGCCTCTTGTGAGGCTGTTAAGCCTGAGGGTAAAGTTGCTACCCCTGTAGGCGCTTGAGAGATTAAATTAGGATTCACTCCCTCTGTTTGTAATGGCGCTGCAAATCTTGTAGCTTCATTTACAGTTTGTGCCAGTTGTGTTTGATCTTCAACTCCAATATCACTATCTAAAATAAGAGAGTCTTTAATTATAGACGATTGATTTTTTTCTAATTTTTCTTGATCTAATTCTTTTAATTGATTTTTTACTTCGTTTAAATCATCTTGACTTATCAACCCATCTGCTGCCATGTATGTTAAAGATTGTAAAACATATCTTCTTGCTAACTTTGGGTTATCGGAATATTGAAAACCTAAAGTAAGAGATTTTATAATTTTTGGAGTAGTAAACGCTTTTGCAATCACGGCTGGACCAAGTAAAAATGTTGCACCTGCTCCAGTAAAACCTGTTCCAACTCCAAGTAATCCTCCTAATTCTAGTATTGCACCAGATTGTTTCATCTGAATCATCATGGGGCCTGGTAAACCCCCTGCCTTACTTTTACGGCCTTGAGCAAATCTTAAAGCATTTAAAAATTTATTAAAATTAGACCTTTCCTCTTTACTAAACATAGTCTCAAATGTTTTTTTCTTTTGAGTGTAATTTTTAAATAGTTTACCAGCATCTACTTCAACTCCAAATTGATTATTTTCAACTTGTGATCTACTTAACATGTCTTCTAAAAATTCACCTCTAATTTTATTTTTTAATAAAGCTCTTTCAGCGGGATCTTTTATTCTTTTATCTAAAATATCAAATGTTCGCTTAACTAAAGTAGGTCTGTCTCCAGCAGCTATTATCGCTTTGTAAACAAGATCTGGATCAGAGTTTATTATTTTTTTAAATAAAGTGTCATTAAAGACTTTTGCACCTTCTCTGTAGTGTTGGTTTGCATCTAACAATAATTTTTTTACAGATTCTGGGACAGGAGACTCTTCCATAGCTTTTGTTATTTTATCAGCAAAAATTGCTGCTGCTCTGCTTTTTTTCTTACCAAGAACTTCAGTTGTAAAATCCCTTGTAATTTCAAGAGCATCACCTCTTAAAATATTTGCTCTCGAAAATGTTATATAATTATTCTCAGCTAAAATATCTTCTAAAAATTTTTTAACTCCAGCACTTTGTTGTTTAAAACCAATATCAGCTAATTCTTCTTTTGCAAATTTTTTTAAATCACTTAAATCAACTTGAAAATTATTTGCAAATTTTTTAGATGATAAAGCCTGGTCAACCTTTTTGTATTTAACTTTAGCAGCCGCTTTAAAGGCAGAAATATCATTAGTTAATACCTTTTGAAATAAAACTCCTAACTCACCATCGCCCGCTATCAACTTATATTGTTTAATAAAATTATCTATTCCTGTTTGAGCTACGGTGTTAGCGCCTTCTTTTGCATATCTTATTTTACCACCACCTACTATACTGCTTTCTGCAATACCCTCTAAAATATCTATGAGTTGACCAGATTGTAATAATCCGGGTGTTAAATTACCTGATTTTGCTGCTTCAATTATTTCAGCAGAATAAGTTCCTTTTGGCGCGTTTAAAATTATTTCTTTTTGTTTTTCAATTGTTTCAACTGCTTCTTCAGCGCCTTTTATTAATTTTTTATTTTTTGAAGCAACTTTATTAATTACTTTACTAACAACCAAACCAGCGCCTTCTCCAGTAGCACCTATGCTACCTTTAATTAATATGTCTCTTAAAATCTCTGATGCAATTTCATTAAAATCATCGTCAGAATCAAATGTAGGATTAAAAGTTTGAGAAACTCCAGCAGCAGCCCCTTCTCCTATACCAGCACCTGCCATTCTAGTTACAGCTGCGTTTAAAACTGGTCTTACTTTTCCAGCTAGTTTTCCAACTAAAACAGGTAAGCTAAATTGAGGTGCATAAGCAGCACCTACAACACCACCGGTTATTTCCAAAACTAGTCTTGCAAATTCAGGTGAGGTTAAGTAATCTTCAACTGCCTTACTTCTTTCAGTTTGGTCAGGTATATCCATGTAATCTTGAACACCTTGAAATGTTTCATCTTTTTTTGGAACTGACACACCATCTGTTGAAACATCTTCCTCTGTTTCAAACTCACTTGTATCAACACCTCTAGCTTTTAATTCTGCTATGATTGCTGCTTTTTCCTCTGCTTTTAATGCCATTATTGTTTATCCTCTCTTAATTTTTTTAATAAGTTTTCAGTCGTCATCAGTAAAGGACTTTCATATAAAGACAGTCCACCTCTATCTTGATACGCTTTAATGTCTTCAGGTCTATAAAGAGCAAAAGTTGCTGCCTTTTGTTTCTCTATAATTTTTCTGTTGGTTTGTAAAATTTCTAAAAATACAGCTTCATTGTCTGTTTTAATTGCACCAGCCAACTCGTTTTGAACTCTAAGAAATTCTGATGGAGTGACAGCGGCACCTGATCTTACTTTCAAAGTAATGTTTTCATATTTAGCTAATAAGGCTCTTAGTTTTGCACCCTCATCTGAAAGAGCAATACCTGGAACTCGCCCTTGGGCAGTTCCAATACCTGGTAAATTTGTATAACCCTGTGCAAATAATTCTGCAATATAATTTTCTATTTCTCTTAAAGTATCATCAGCTTCTTGTAATTTAGACTCTTTAACAGCTTTTCCTATTTTTTGCATTCTGTCATCCACCAAAGATATTGTTTTTGTATCAATAATATCGCCAGCTTGATTTTTAGTCACAAGAACATCATCTCCTTTTTGAAATCCTAGTTCCTCTTTTTCTTCTAAACTAGCTGCCACCATGGTTTTCATCTGGCCCATGTTTATGTTAACACCACCTGAACCTATTTGAACAATATTGTTATCTTTTCTATTTATTTTGTACGCTTTAGTTGAATCTAATGTAGGGTATTTTTTTCCGGTGGTTGTGTCGGTAACAATGCCCTGATCATCCGTAGTTAAAACTTCATATTCAGCCGGTTCTTCTTTAACCTCTGTAAAACTACCTCTTGCTGATAAAATTTCCTTGTCAGTCACATATCCAGTTGCACCAGCTTCAATTCCAAATAATTTTTGATTTGAAATATTTTTAACAAATTTAGTTTTAGGTGTTGCTGGTGTTTTTAACTGTGAACTTAGAGCTGTAGATACAGCCGACGCTGCCCTTTTAGCTCTAGCAGCTTGTGTTGCATCATCTGCTTTTACAAATTTGCTATACCCTGCTCCTAAGGCATCTATTGGATCTGCACCTGATGCAAGAAGAAAACCAACCTCACCTAAAGGTAGTCTTGTTTTAGGAATGGGTGCAAATCTATCTAACACCCCTGTTATAGCTGCAGCGTCTGATCTTAATTTTTCTTCATCAATACTACCCAATGCATACTGCTTTCTATCCACAACATTAGACATGATACCATCATTAGACTGTCCGCCTCTTTTAAACATCGGTCTTTTTAATACTCTTGACATGATTAACCTATTTTTAATACGTTTTGTGGTTTAAATATTCTGCCATATATATCAGCACCTGCTAGACCTAAACCTAGCGCTGTCATTAACGGACTTGCACCTGATGCTGCTTCAGCTTGAGTTGGAGCTATTTGAACTGTTCCCGCTCCTGGTGTTAGTCCTGTTATACCTTGACCAAATCTAGCTAACCTGTCTCTTGGATCTTGTACTGCCATGGCTGCTGCTTGTCTGTTTGCATCTAGTATTGCTTGTTGTTGTGCTTGTTCTTGTGCACCTAATGTGCCAAGGCCAGATATCTGTGCTCTAGCAAGGTCTTGTGTTCTTGCACCTAAATTAGACTGTAATCCAGCTATACCCATTTGGTTTGCAAGGTCTTGTTGTCGTCTTTGCGCTGCACTTTCAAAACCTCTTTGTTGTAAGTCTGCAACTAATCTTGCTCTACTTAAGTCACTTGCCGCATCAAACTCGGCTCTTTGCACACCTTCACGGCCACCACCAAACGCACCAGGTACACCTAGTGTTCTAGCTGCTAATTGATTTTGTTGTGCTTGTCTTTGTTTGTCAAACTCTGCAAGAGTCGTATCTATAACTTGTTGCTGAAAAGGTGATGTATATTCTGCTATAGTTCCTGCTCCTGTACCTGCCCCTGCCCCTGTCAAGGCTGTTGCTGCGTCTGCAGCTGTTCCTGCTTTTGCTAAAAATGGTTGAAAAGATCCAAGACCTGTCGCTGGATCTATTGCTTGTTGATATGCTGCTGCCTGTAATGGGTCTTGTGCTGCTACTTGCGGTGCAAGTTCTGCCATGCCCGCTTTTGTAATTTGAAACTGTTGTGCTTGTGCTTGTCTATTTGCAAACTGTTCTGCTGTTTCACCAGGTTGTTGTTGAACAGCTGTTGTAATACTTGGTATACCAGATTGTCTAGATAAATCTGTTAGAAATGTTTTTTGTGCTGCCTCTATAAACTCTGGAGGTAATAATCTTGATTCTGTAACACCTCCTGTTTGATAGCCTGCTCTGCCGCCTGATGCAAATAAACTAACATTTAATTCTTCTGCTAACATTTTTAGTTGTCTTTTCTCTGAATCTGTTTGTGCTTCTTTAAATAATCTTGGAATTATAGTGTTATAATAAAATTGTTTAGTCTCTTCATCTACCTTACCCTCTATATCATTCATTAAAGCGTTTAAAATATTTCGATCCTCTGATATTCCTGGTATTAAAGGTATGTCTAATTTTTCTATTCTAGTTGTTTTTATTCCCTCTTTATTTGGAACCATATTTTTTATAAACTCTAATTCTTTGTTAGATGCTGCTCCAAGTAAAGATCCTACTCCAGATTTAGATTTCATTTCACCTATATTATTCTTACCAAGAGTACCCATAATCTCACCATCTTTGCCAATAACAACAATTTGTAAACCACCACTATCAAAAGAAGGCACATCTCGTTCCTCTTGTTGTGGTCGATCTTCTCTTTTTCCTAATAGTTTACCAGCAGCTCTTCCAATACCGCCTAATATACCTTTGAATCCTGTTTGATTTTCTTCTGCCATTATACTACTCTTTTCTCCAATTTTTTCATGGTATCATACATTCTTTGTGCTCCTTTTTCAATGCTGCCGTTGCCTGCTCCTCGAACCGCGTCTGCTGTAAATACAAACTCGTTCTTAGATAACATAGCAGGCACATCATCTGCCTTTTCTTTTATACCTACTGGTACAAATCCACCTTTGTCTCTGTAGTCTCGTTCCATGACTCCAGCTTTATTTGTTCTCATGATACCTGTTGGCATGCCACCTTTTGCTACGTTAACTCTAGCAATAAAAGCATCTTTTTGTTCGTCAGTCATAGCAGAATAATCTTTATCAAACTTAAAGTAATTATCAAAATAAGATCTCATTTTTCTACCTACGTTTTCTTTTCTTCTAGCTATGTACTGTTCATAAGTCTCGCCCTCTTCTTGAGGTGGTTCATCTGCTAAAAATGCTTGATAAATATATGTTGCTGCACTAGTCACTCCACCAACTAATATTTGTTGTTGCACTAATGAAGGTAAATCTTTTAATATTGGAACATCTTTAAACAACCCCGTAGCATCTCTTATAGAACCTAATCCTACATCTTTAGCTATTTTTTTAGTTCCTCCTGTGGCTTCAGTTGCTATCTTGTCTGCAATTGTTTCATCCTCTTTCAGTGCATCAAAAGTAGATTCTTTTCTAGGATTAAAAAAATCTTTTACAGCAGTTGTTCTGTCGGGATTTAATGGAGATGTGAACCCACCTCTAAGCCCACCGCCAAAAGGATCTGTTGCTCCACCTAAAGTTCTTACACCTGCTCCAAAAGCAAAAGTCCCAACTCCTTGTTTAAATGCATCGCTGATACTGCCTCTTTGATCGAACCTACCTATACCCCTCATAAGCCCTGCAATACCAGGATTGAAAGGTGCAACGAACGGTGCAGCTTTGACTGCAATATCTGCTAACTCATTAGGTACAAGTTTTCTAAATCTATCTTTTAATTTACTACCAAGACCATATTTTTTTCTAGGGGTAACACTGGCTATCCCACCTTTATCACGTAATTGTCTTGGCATTTTTGCTCTATTGATCATATATGTTAAATGTTGTTATTTTTAAAAGGCAGGGATTACACCTGAATTTACATTATTACTTGTTTTTAACAAGTAAATCAAGACTATGTTGTAACCTCTCTAGGCTTAGATTGTAGGGCCGAAAGGACTACATGTAGTCTATTAGCTGTAGCTGCAGTCACTTTTAGTATCTCACTTTCTTCTAATACTAAAGGGGCTGATAATAATTCTGTTGTGCCATTGGCAGATATAGATTTTGTCTTAAAAAGACTAAATACATTTGAGCTAGTATCAGTAATAGTTACCGTAATTGTATCTCCACTACCAGAGTCATCCGATACCAATATAGACTTTATAATGGCTGTGGTAGCTGACGGCACCGTGTATAAAGTTGTTTCTGATGTAGAGGTTAAATCTACCTTTTTATTTACAAATGAATTAGCCAAAGAAAAAAGCCTCCGCCTCTGCTTCGTCCTTTAAATCCTGTTGATAGGTTGTATTTAATTTTTGTACAATACTATCTACATCTCTAACAAATGATTGTTGTATCTGTTGATCGTAGTCCTCTGTTGGTTGTGTTAATGCTTGAACTATTCTAGCCACGTTTCTTAACTCCTTTAATCTTCTTTTTATTTAGTGATGCATAAAATACTTGTTCACCACGTTTTTTACCATATTGTTTTTTCATGGAACTCATTATCTTTTTACCTTTTTTATTTAATGGCATTATCTTCTACCATCTGGTTGATAATCTATTCTAAATGTTCCTAGTTTCCAAAACTGACTAGTGCTAGTATTTTCCACTTTTAAAGATATCTCTCTAGCTCTAGCACGTGTATCTACTTTAGTTGTGCTACTATTAATTGTAAATGGCCCTAAAGAAGAACTAGCTTTTGACTGATTAGGAAAATCTTTTAAGTTAAGTGTAACTCTTGCATCACCTGTTTGTGATAAAAAGTCTGGTATAACTCTTCTTATTTTCATCATAAACTCACCATCACCAGCTAAACCCTGTTGACCGATATCAAAACTTCCAGACTCTATGTTTGCTGTAATAGCTGTTGTTTGACCTAATTTAACTTGGTTAAGACCTGTTTCATGTTCATAGTATGTTGATGCACCATCTGTATTACCATGAACATAATTAACATCTGTGTCTGCTGTTTCAGCGTCTTCATCATATTCTGTTGCATGTGGTTTACCGAATATGGCAGAATCTTCCCATGCTGTTCTCGCTAGTGTTCCTGTCGTCCATACTGGTCGCTCGGGACTTGAATCTAGATAATTGTATGCAACCATTCTGTTTACAACTCCAGAACCTGAGTTTGGATAGAACCACATAACTTCACCGAACAAATTATTTAGTCCTGCATTAATGTGTTGTTTAGGTGTCGTATTAATATCGTCAAATACATGATCTTCAACTAAACATGGTAACGACTCTAGTTTACCTGTGTATCTAAAGAAACCATTCTCTGACATCCAATACGCTGTACCATCAACCTCAACAGCTGCGTTCTGTCCAATTAATCCACAGTTTGTACCAACCTGTTGAAATGAGAATGTAAATGGTGGACCAACAAAACGCATAATGAATAATGCAGTATCAGTCCAAATATAGATTGCATCACGACCTCTAATAGCTCCAACAAGTTTGGATCCGTCTGCAAGTCTTTGTGTACCAGCAGTGTTTGTGGCTGAGGGCGTGTATGTATTAATGTCCTCTTGATCTGAAAACCTTATAAACATAGGATCTTGTGTTGATTTAGTTCCAATGGTTGTTTCTGTTCCAAAGAATATTAAGTGACGGTCTGGAGTAGATACTAAACTAAATGCAGAAGCTGTTGGTGCTCCTGTTATAATAGTTGCTCGTGTATTGTTTGCACCAGTTGGATTTGAGTCCCACTCAAAACTTTCACCCCCGTTTATAGTTGCAATTAATTTGTTACCTAAATTATCTAATGACCAAAGTCCAGGTGCTGTTACAATATCTCCTGATGCTGCAGCATTCCATGCAAAGAAGTTTGATGCATCTGTTACTGTTGCTCCAGATGAATGTGTTGCTGCTGTTGTGCCCGATGCTCCTCTAGTTAAACCAGATAAAACTCCACTATTGTCATTACCAGTGTAGGTAATTAATTCGTTATCTATCAATACTGTACCTGATGATGGAAATGAGGATGAGCTAGCCATTGTTAAACTTGTTACACTAGCATTTATACTTGATGATAGTGTGGATGTAAATTGACCTGCTTGTTGCCCGCCCCATGATCCAAGACTCCAACCTGTAGATGCAACCTCAACAGCTGGTCCTACAGGGTAGTAATGTTTAACTCTAATACCACCAGATGTGGATGCACCAGATCCAGACTCATTGGATTCCATCTCTATTGTAAGTGTAGTATCTGTTGGTATTGATGTTACCATAAATTTTTTGTCATCAAAATCAGTAGATGTGAAACCAGAGTTGGTTATAGCAGTAAAACTATCTAATAATATAATATCAAATTTATTTATATTATGTGCTGATGAGAAAGTTAAAGTTACAGTCTTTGATCCGTTAGTGGTGCTAAACGCACTTGTTAAAGTTGTAGTAGCTTTAATGGGATGTATATCATAAAATATACCACCAGAGTATGCATACAAAATTCTGTTAGTCCCTAAAATAGCATACTTAATACCTGATGTATTTACAAAGTGATGAATAGCTGTTGCTCTACCTGTTATCTGAACAGATCCTAATTGTGACCAACCGCCTATTTTTTCTGGTGTGCCATATCTAAAACGGACATTATCACCATTTACCCACTGACTCTCACCACCTGTCGATGTAACTTGTTTGTTAAACCCTGGCGCAAATTTTACTTTTTGCAACATAATAATTTACCCTATGGTTTAGTTGGCCAAGTTGCATTTTCACATTTTTCTACAGTATCTTTACCTGCAGGCAAGTCTCTAAGATTTTGTCTGTATGTCTTCATGTCATCTGACATGGTTACATCAGATAAAGCATAATAATCAGTTTCAGCAAGAAGTCTATTTCTTTTAGCTCTAAGATTAGCTAAAGCTCTAGCAGGGGCTGCATCTGCCCATGCTTTTTCTTCAGCGTCTCTAGCTGCTTCTTCTTCAGCTGTAAACTGTACTTTGTTACCGTTTATATTATGATATCTTGGCATAGTTTTTTCCTTATATTTTATGTACCATTTTTAATTTATTCCGTAAAGGCAAATATCTCCAGCGTCTATGTTACCACTAGACATTTTAAATTGTACTCCATCTATAGCTGTTGTAGTATTACAATAACCAGCAGCATAAGTTTCAAGTGTAAAATCACCATAGTAATAACAATTAGTTCTACTGATAAAATGTTTTACAAATGTAGTGCTTGCTGGGTTAAATAATTGTAATGTACCTGATACAGATTCATCATTTCCATTTCCAACTTCTCTACTTAAATCTTGAAAAGATGTGCTTTGTGCTAAATCGTGTCCTGTTTCATAATTTACATCTACAGGAGAACCACCTGATTCGGAGTGATAAGCATTAAAAAAAGTGGTTGTTTTTGTAGCGTCATAATCACTTCCACCATCTCTAAAATTTACTTGAAATTTAGCTTGGTCAGTAGCTGGATGTATATTATTAAAAGTAAATAAATATTCTTTATAAGTAGAATCTAATACTACATCTGATGTTCCATTTACAAAACTTAATGTACCACTAGAACTAGCAGTCAGCTTTTTAATAAATATCATATTACCAGTATTCAAAGACCCAAAGGATGATACCGATCTAACTGCTCTATCGTTAAGTGTAACTATGCTCATTATGAATCCTTTATTCCATAGAGTTTTATAGTGCCAGCATCTATGTTGCCCGTATCTTTTTTAAATTGTATTGCATCTATTGCACTAGTTGTATTAAAATATCCAGCTGCAAATATATCCTGTGAGTTATCGCCAGCATGGGATATATTAAATCTAGCTATAAAGTGTTTTACAAAAGTAGTGGATGAGGGATTAAATAAATACATAAATCCAGAACTAGATTGGTCATTATCATTTCCAACAGAATGCTCTATAGGAACTCCACTTGTTCCTTGTGCAACATCTTTTGTAGTTAGATAACCTATTGATGGTGAACTATCATCTTCAGGATGAAATGCTTGAAAAAAACTACTTGTTGCAGCTACATTATAATTACTTCCTGAATCAGATGATCCTAACATTAAAGTATCTGCATCATCATTTGCTGGATGAATATTAATAAACTTAAATAAATATATAGGATAAGTAGAATCTAACACTACATCACTACTACCATTTACAAAAGTTAAATCACCACTAGAACTTGCAGTTAAAGTTTTAATATGTGTCAATGCTTTAGCTGCCCCAGGTATAGCTGAAATATTTCTAATACTTCTATTGTTATAAGTTACAATTGACACTATGAAACTCCATATAATTTAAATGTTCCTGAATCTATATCACCACTGTGAAATTTAAATGAAACTTCATCAATTGCAGATGTAGTATTTATATATCCAGCTACAGGCACATCAGCAGCTATATTTGCACCATGTGCTTCAACAGTTCTAGCTATAAAATGTTTTACAAAAGTTGTAGAGCTTGGGTCAAATAAATGCAAAGTTCCAGACACATGTTGATCATTGTCTCCTCCAGCTTGACCTAACCTCATATAGCCTGTTCCTTGTGCTATATCATCACCAGTTACATAGTCTAAAGATGCAGCACCACCATCTTCTTGATGATATGCCCTAAATATTGTAGTAGTTAATGTTTCGTTAAAACCACTACCACCAGATGCATTAAATTGAACTCCTAAGTTAGCTCCATCGGTAGCAGGGTGAATGTTTATAAATTTTATAATATATTCTTTATAAGTAGAATCTATATTACTGGTTATATCAACAGTTGCAGAACTAGATGCTGTAGTTGTAGATAATAATACTAAAATTTTTGAACAAAAAACTAATAACCTTTTTAATGATAAATTCAAAGGATTTAACTTTGATGTTGGTGAAAAGAAATTTAGATTTAATGTTAAAAACAAAAA